GAGATGAGATTACACGGACGGTTAGATTTTGGGATTTGGCAGCTACCAAAACTAAATTAAGCTATTATACCGCAGGGGTAAAAATGGCAATATTAAAGGATAAAAGCCTAATAGTTTTGGATGCTATTTGGGAACAAACTACACCCGCCGAAGCTATTAATTTAATCAGAAAAACCGCCGAAAGGGACGGGAAAACTGTGACGGTGGGATGGGAACAGGAACCAGGGAGCGCAGGGATTATGGCTATGGAACAGATTAAGACATCTTTGAAGGGTTTTAGGTGCAAACCTGTCAGACCCCAAGGCGACAAGATTCAGAGGGCTTTACCCTACGCAACCGCCGCACAGAACGGTAGGGTGTTTTTACTCAGGGGTACATGGAATGACCAATATATTAATGCTTTGCATAATTTTGATGGGAGCGGTAAACCTTTAGTTAATGACTTGACAGACTCAAGTAGTGGGGCTTTTGAGCTTTTGAATCGGATTAAGGCAACATGGGTTGGGGTTAGTGGTAAGGATGTTTAATAGTTTTGGGGCAATTCAAATTAAGTCTAATAAACTCAATTGTTTAAATTCGGGTTTATTTAATTCTTTAATTTCTATCTCTAATTCTGAGTATTCCCTGGGTTGATTAATCCTGTCACAAGCAATATCAAAATACTCCTTTTCCTTTTCGATACAGATATAATTACGTCCTAATTCTTTGCAAGCTAAAGCCGTCGTGCCACTGCCACAGAAAGGGTCTAAGACTATTCCATTCTCAGGGGTGATTAAAGTTATTAAATATTTCATCAAGTGACGGCTCTTGACCGTGGGATGAGTGTTTTTAATCTCTCCACTGTTTGACCTATCACTAGGGGATGCCTTGGCTTGATAGTAGACGCTAGGGATGGTTTCGGGGTCAAAGGGGAGTTGTTTAAAGAATCGGGCGGCGGTTCCCGATGATCTTGGAATATCATTCCCAAAAGTTTTCTTTCCCAACCCGCTAAAAATTGTTGTCTCAAAGTTTCTATTGCCCGCACTTCCCCCGCTTACACAAATCCCACTTTGTTCCCCAATCACCGTCACCGGACAATCAGGGCTATGATTCTCGCCTTTGCAATTAGCTCCGCAGGAAAGGATTAGGTTTGAGGGGAATCTACCGGATGTCGATCCTCCTATCATCTTTTCTGTTTTATCATGAGCAAAAGTCCCATAACTAGATCGATTAGTTGGATTACATCCCATTGTTCTGATCGTGCTTTCCGTCCCCACTCGTGATGCCTCAATATTCAATCCACCAACCCCATGTTTTAAAATATTCCTAGCAATACTTGACTCACTGATAGGCTTTTGAACTAACCACCAACCCTCAATGGCTGGTTTTAGTGCGGGCGTTTTCCATCCGTCCCATTGTTTAGCTTCGGGGGATTTTGGGGCGGTTTCACACTCATTACGGGCCAATCCTTTCCAGCAATCATTTTCTCCCCAGTTTTTATAATTAGGTCGCTGCGTGCCATCTGGTCTAGTTTTTAGTCCTATAACTTCCCTTTCTTCCCCAAACAATTGATCGATTTGCTTTGAAATATCCTGACTTTTTGGAAATCCTTGGCTCTGTGCAACATGGCAAATATCAATAATTCTAAACCCTGCTAACTCCAAAGCTATACCCGTCCAGTGAGATGTTCTAGGGAGACTCCAAACCAAGCCACAAGCTCCGGGTTTCATCACCCTTAAACATTCTGCCATTATCTCAGATAGCCAATTAATCCAGTTAAGCATTCCCCCTTTGTTATGGTCAAATTCCTTTGACATAAAGCTAATTCCTGCGGGTGGATCGCTTATTAAACTATCAAAATAATTATCAGGAATATTCTTTAAAACTTCAAAACAATCCCCATGAATAATTTGATTTAACATTTAGTTTAGTTGAGTTGATATTATCAGCAAATCTTTAAGGGTAGAGACTGAATCTCTACCCTTTTTAATTGGTGGTTTTAACCAAGATTTCTGCCAACTATTCCCCAATAATCATCTGGCGATCGCCTTTCTGATTTGCCCACAATTCTCGAACCTCATCAACCAACTCCGCAGGGATATAGTCGGTTTGAACTGGACGCATTGCTTTAGAAATTAGATGATCTTTACCGCAAGATTCTAACCATTTTTGAAAATCCTTTCCAGTTTTGAATTTCAATTCTTTACCGAGTTGAGCCAATGATTTCCCACGAAATACAGCTAACTGTTTTCCGTCTTCATTCATAACAACTGATTCAAACTGGGTTTCAGTTTCTCTCACTACTGCGTCAGGACGACCTTGAATGAGTGCCAAAGTTCCCACGCCATGAAGTGAAACAATAGCGGAGCCGGTTTCTAAAACAAGTCGCTGATCTCTCATGCTACTAGCTTGGGCTTCAGCAATTCGGACTTGTAACCGGAGAAATTCTAGCTCATCATTTTGCTGAGGGATGACGGTTTCGGCTTCACGGGTTTTGATAACGAAGTAGGCTTGGGCTTGTGCAATTTCCGGTTTACGGGGATCGCCATTCATAGCGAGAAGATATGCCCCGTAACGAGACAGTTTATAGTTATCGCCAAACCGACCTTTGCCACTTACCTCACCCGGTAAGTGGGTGAAATGCTCGTCTGGGTTCCCATTGGAGTTTTTGAGCGAGATTTTAGACCTTTCTATGGCATTCTCAAATCTTTGCCATTTGATATACCCCAAAAGCTTCATCAACTCCCGTGCTAACCAATACTCGGAGCCTTCACGGTCAATACGCTTGATGGAGTCGAATGGAGAATTAGACTGATTATGATCTTGATTGCCAGACAATGCTATACTAGACATAGATTTCCAATAAATTATTACAACGTTTTGAGAAAAGCCGGAGAAGGTAGAAAACCTCCGGCTTTTCTCTTTTCTATTATACAGCATTGCCATTCAAGTTATTAATAATATTGTGATAGGATTAAGTTAATTTTATCCTTACAAACAATGAGATCACCAAATCCCACACCAGGGAGAAATCGGATCTTTGAGAAGATATGGCGATTCCTAACTGTTTGGAATCGTACCGAGATAGAAGGGCAACAACGACCGCGCTCAGGGTGGCGTAACTGGACTTACAACGACACCACTCAAGAAGGGCGTGATTATGACCTTGAGATTCCTGAGATTCCCGTTAGGGCTCCTAATTTAGCATCTCAGTTAATTGAGCTTCGTTATTGTTGCTCGGAGGCTGCAACTGCCTATGACGCTATCAATGGGGATGCCTGGACTTCCCACGATGGAGATGACCAGGGCTTTGATATTTCTGATACTTTGAATGACAATAAAACTAAGGTTGATCCAAAGATTCAAGAAATATTGAGACGGGTGATTAGAGAAGTTTTAATGCCCTCAGAACCCAAGATTGTAGGGGAAAGGTTGTTAGCTTATGGCGATAGTTTTGCGTCCCTAGGAATCAATTCTAAGGCGATGCGAATTGAAAGGATTTTGTACCTCCCGACTTGGGAAATGTTCAGATTGGAAACCAAACAAGGAGAGTTACTGGGATTTGAGCAACGAGCTTTATTAAGAGATCCCGATCCGATTCAATTTCATCCTATCTCAATAGTTCATTGGAGATACCGACGCGACAATTTGTATGGTAGAGCGTTGTTTCTTGAATGCTTAAAAGATTGGTGTCGGATTGAGCAGATCCTTGATGATATTGCCGAAGCCTCTCACGCTGTGGGGATCAACCCTAATATTCATATTCTCCCGTGCGAGTACGATGAAGAACAAGCTAATGAGTATAAAATTATGTATGAAGGGGCTAAAAATCAAAAGATTTTGACCGACCTTTATATGTATGGCGGGGGTGACATTAAAAAATTAAGTAATTCGAATCCTGACATCACCGCGCTATTGAAAGCAGCCGAATTTTTTATGGCTCGATTTGTCAGACGGTCAAGGATTCCCCCTTGGATGTTGGGATTTCCTGGGATTGGTGCTAGAGAAATATCAGGGGGGCCAGAAAGAGCTTATGCTAGATTAATTAATGATTTCCGTCAAAGCCTGTCAACGGGTTTCAAACAAATCTTTAATTTAGAGTTGGCATTGCAGGGATATCCCAGAGAACAATGGCAATATAGAATTATCTGGCCAAGATTTTATATTGACCCATTTAAACAACAGTTAGACCCCGATCATGATGAGTCCAACTCTCAAGAAATTGAGGATCTTGACTATCTAAGCATGATTTCAACTGACAAATTAACTCAAGAACTAAATAAGGTATTAAATGGAAAAAATATTATTACCAGATGAAACTCTACCAGGTTTTGAATACTTAGATCGGCTTAGTTCCGTGACTGAAGATGATCTAAATGTTGCAATCAATGAGTGGGAAAAAAGAAATAAAGGATCTGATTCTGAGAATATTTTGCAAGCGGAGGTGATCAATGAGTGAAGCCTATTTACAACTTAGAAAATCAAATCTATTGAATAGATTAGAGTCTGAGAGTCCGAACATAGAAGAAACCATAGAACAGATTGCTGAGATAAATTTAGCACTAGGAACGTCAAGCGGGGGCGGCTTTTCTACACTTGCAAAAGAAGCCACGTCAACGGCGATCAACGCCAAACTTCCATCTTTATCAAGTGGTAGAGTCCCAGTCTCTTTACCAACAATAACCGCCGAGTTAGATTGTAGATTGCTAACAACAAATACAACAATTGCAACTGGTAGTTATTTCATTTATTTAAAGGTACTCGTAGGGGATGTAACTATTAATGGATTAACATTTTCATCCGGTGAAAATCTAAACTTTGAAGCCATTAATAATGTTCTATACCCCGCCATTGAGTTAGTAATTCCTAGTGGTAAATCAGTCCGATTAGTGAGAGGATATTAACATGGGAATGTTTTCGGATATTGATTATTCTTTGATTGTTTTGCAATTAGAGAAGGCAATGGCTAATGGTGTGGCTACCTTGGATTCAAATACCAAGGTTCCTAAAGCTCAGATTAGTTTAACCGCTTCTGATGTTGGTGCGATCGCGTCTACTGGCAACGAAGTTTTAACAAGTTTAAACGCCGCGTCTGGCACAATTTCATCTGGGCTTTTACCGTCTTATGTTGATGATGTCCTGAGTTATACAAACCTTGCCGGGTTCCCAGGTACGGGTG